CATCGTTTCTGTGTAAATCAGATACCCGGCGGACAGTGCCACGGAGATAACGACTGCGGTAACTGCTGCCATCACGTTCGATGAATAGTCAACAGATTTCTTATCCAGAAGTTTCTTGATTCCCTCAACGGTAAGGTTTGTGAGTAATGATACTGCGAACAGTGCTACAATTAAAAATTCCATTGTCATAATATGACCTCCTATCCTACTGCCTCATCATCAGAGGCTTTGTGTGTGGTTCCGTCTTTGCTTATGACGGTGCTGTTGATTGGTACTGAAAAACTGAGTTTGTTCTTTTCAAAGATGTTCATAATCGTATTTGTTCCAAGGTAAACCACCAATGGAGCTACGATTTCTTTGACGATTGTGCTTGATACATCCACCACCGGGTCCATGCCTATCCATGAGAGAACATAGGAACACGATGTAAGGATCATCCCATGAGCCAATACCGCAGTAGTGGCTACCTTTGCATAGGTGTTCAGGCTTACTTTCTTTTTCTTCTCTTTTCTCCGCCTACGCTCTCTTTTCTGCAGGATGTAAAATGTCACGCAAGCTGCAATGTAACCGAGAGCGAAACCTATAAGAATTTTAAGTATCATCTTCTACACCCTCTTTCTTCTTTTGTGGTTCTGTCGGTAGTCCTTTCAGATCTTCGATTAAGTCTGTCGCAACATCATTTCCGCCAAGTATGTGATAAGGTTCATACATCCTTGTGGCGTTCTCTCGTGCGTATATAGGGCAGTAACCCCTTTCAGACCACTTATTGTATGTCTGAACGATACCATTTCTTAAAAGAGCTTCTACGCCCTTGTCAATGGCTTTGTTTTTTAAGTGCTGATTGTACATCAACTTCGCCATCACGCCCATTCCGCTGATTATCAATCCAAAAAGAAACTCGATCCAATATTTCACGATAAAATCTATCATTCTTCACGCTCCCATCTGTATGATCTCAAATCATACTCAATTAAATCCATCTTCTGATCCACGTCGTTTTTCATATCATCGAGTTCCTTATGCAGTTCATCCGATATTCTGCACTGCTCAATGATTTCTTCCTGCTTTTTAATTATTTCAAGCAGTTGTGTGGTTGCCTCACACAGCCTATCTACAATGACATAACTTCCATCACGCATGACTTTCCTTTAACTCCTTTGCTTCACAGGTGATCTTCTGCACCAGATTATAGGTGTCGGCGTGTTTTATCGAACCAATTCTACTTGTAAACGATTTGTCGAAAAATTCTTCCGTGATAGTTCCATCTTTGAAATTCTTCATAAGGCGTTTCAGTCTACGCATAGCATCCTTTCTGATTTTCTTCGTAGAGTTCCAATGCCTATATCCAACAAAATCCACTCCGTTCTTTGCATAAACAATGGTTGTTTTTGGATTTAATTGTAATTTAAGAACATCCGCAAGGAATATTTCTATCTGTTTCTCCCACCGTTTCAACTGTTCAAGATCCTCTGATATAATCACAAAATCATCCATATATCTCATGTAGTGTTCTGCATGAAGTGTATGTTTTACGAACATATCCAATCGGTGTAAATACACGTTGGCAAATAGTTGGCTCGTAAGATTTCCAACC